CATCTGAACCCCTAGTGATAATGGTCCCTTATCTTTTTTCAACTTGTCAATAAATGCACCTGCTTTATATGCAGATCCTTCTGCCATATTTAAAATATTATTAAATTTTGTTTCTTCTGCTGCTGTAAATCCTGCACCGCCAACTTGCTTATAACTAGCGTCATCAAAGAATACACTACTAGATTTTCTCAACCCACTTACATTCGCACCAAAACTTGCTCGTAAGGACTTGATTGTTGAACCAGTATATGTTGTATGAAATATAATACCAATCTTTGCTTTGTTGATACTCTTATATAATGAACTCCCCATTCCAAGAAACCCACTACTAACTTTCGGTACAGCATATGTTATTGTGTTGGGAGTAAATACAATTGAATCTTCTCCACCAACCTTTGCAGTTTTCTTATCACTACTAGTGAATAACAAATCGCCTTGTAGTATACCTTTAATACCTAATGATGGAAAATATTGTAATGCAACTTTCAACTTGTCTGCTAATGCACCACCATGATTTTTGCTGATGTCTTTATTAGTATAGTTGATTTTGGAAGTTACATTGAATAGAGATTTAGTTGCGACAAAGAACTTGCCGTTCTCTGGATTGATACCACAAAATATAGCGGGTGCACCATCCCACTTGACGGTTACATTTGACCCACCTGAACCACCTTGTAACATCTTTTGAACAGACCTCAAGAAATTTATTGCTGTCTTTGCACCACTCGTCCCATTATTAATAATTTCGTCTTCCAGATGTTCAAGGTGTGTATTTCTATCTTCTGTTAAAAACTCTTGAAAACTTTGCATTTACACACTTTCCATTTATATTTCTTTAATATTTATATTATCATCCTTTTGCAATAACAAATCTAGCCGATAAAGGATCTCTCGAAGTAACATATTGAAACAATAATCTAACGAATTTATGTCGCTTTCTTGGATTATCCTTAAACCATTTTACTGTACTTGGCATTACCTCATTAATAATATTTTCAGCACTATGAATTGCCATATAATGGTCATATGCACTAACATTACCTATCTTATCTTTACGAAGTTGGACCTTATCTGCTTCACTATAAGATTTCTTTAATTCAACAAACTTAATATTTCCTCCGCCTCCATTTGCAAGACCTCTACCTTTTTCATATAATTTAAGAAATTTCTCACCAGCACCCCTATCAATAGCACTCCATATTTTAGCAAATAATTTAGGAGATCCGACAGAACCTCCTCTTGCTTCAGCACCTCCACCTATAAATTCAATTACAAATCTTCCAGCAGCACCAGAAGGGTCGTGTCTTAATTTTATTTCACCTCTAGTGTTATTTCCAAGTTTTATCATAATTCTCAAATCTCTTGTGGCAGTTTTTTTCCCTCTTTTCCATTCACTCCAAGATCCTCTTGGTGTTTTAGCAAGTCTTTTAAATGGAGTCCATGGACTCATTCCATCATATTGTACTTTTCTTAAAAGTTTACTTTTTATATCTTCTGAAAAATTTACCCTTACTAATTTAACACTTTTTGTTGTTTTCTTTAATGATAAAGGCAATAAATCTCCACTATCAATTAAGTTTTCTATGCGAGTATTTAAATCTTCAAAAGTATAAGATGTTCCATCTTTCATTGAAAGTTTTAACTCATCTTGCAACCCTCTTTTTGCATTTCCATTAGCAAAATATATATCAGCAGGATTCCATTTATTAATATCTCTAAATCCAATTACTTGTGGTAAATCATTTTCTAATAGTTTAGTTATTAGAGATTGCTTTGCTACTTTAAATAACTTTCCAATAGTCTCCATTACCATTTTATCACCCCTCAGGTACCACATTTGTCCATCATTATATCCTGGACTACGAATACTAAATTGTGGATCAACTTCTACATTCAAATCTTTAACTACTTTATTTGCAATTAAAATTGAAGATTTATACCATCCAAGTCCAGTTTGTCCATTTTCTAAAAACTTATAAATCTCAGCAATTGGCATGTCTACCTTTACTCGCTTTAATGCTTCTTTTAAATTCGTTTTATTATGGAGTTGAAATTTCTCAAAGTCTGGATATTTCTCAAAATTTAAAACTTTTTCTGATTTTTTCCATCCCAAATAATCTGCCATTGAGCAAAATATTGCTTGAGCGCTTTCTGCTAGTGCTGTATCTCTTGCTGACATAAAATTCTCCTTATACTGCTATTTATACTACAGTTAGGAGAAATGTCAAGCGTTATGTGGGGGATCTTTAGGGAGTTTTTCTAATTCTTCTTCATACAATACCATAGTTATTAAACTATATATTGCCATATCCATTAAAGTATCTTTAATGTTTTCTTCTTTGAATTTAAACTCACCCTTCTTTATAAAATTACAAATACGAGCATACTTATCACCCATACGAATAACAGAACCCTGCCATGCAGGAGTCCCTGCTAATTCTGACAATCTAAAATTAGCAAAAATATCATCCGTATCTGCATAATCGTGTCGCTTCTTATCGTGCAACTCTTTTATCACATTTATAATTTCATAAAATCTTTTGCTTTGCTTGTTCATAATTTTCCTAATGTTAAATATTGAGGTAGACCTCCACTAGATGCCCATACTTTATTTTTATTTTGAAAATCTACAACCTCTTGAGCATCTTCTTCAAATGTTTTTGAAGCAATAATACTACCTGTGGGTCGTTCAATAACTAACCAAGAAAGTTTACCATCCCTCTTACTTAATTTCTTTTCATAACTAAATGAATCTTTTGAAGGACCCCTACTTGATTTTTTAGTTTTTCGCTTTGTCATCTAACCTCTTTACATTAACAGCTGTTTTCTTTCCCTTATGCTCAGCAATATCATATGACAAGGGACCATCTTCAACTAATTCTGTAAGATTTGCTTTCTCTAATTCAGACACATGGAGAAAAATATCTTTTCCCCTTATATCTGGTGTAATGAAACCATACCCTTTGTCATTACTCCACCATTTCAATCTGCCTGTTGCCATACTATACCTTAAAATCTGAAAATTCACCCAAAGGTTTTTTAGATTTAAACTGTTCCTCTTGACCAGTATCAACTAAATCTTCTTGTGCTTTTTGTTCTACATCATATAATCTCATTTTTGACCTATCAACTCCAATAATAAATTTTCTATTAACTGTTGGATCATTATATCTGTTCTTCAATTGTTTAATTAATATCTGATTCTTTTGTTCTAATTCTTCTGATGAAATTAATGCAAACATAAAATCTGCTGTTGCAGGCAAACCAAAACTTTCTGATGTATCTTCCAACCCAACATCACTACTAACATAACCGCCCCTTGTGGTTTGTGTTGCAGAAAATACTGGTATATCATATTCAACTGCTAGACCTCGTAACTCCTCTGCAATCGCTTTAATGTATGTGTATGAATTAACATTTGCACCTGCTTTAAATCTAGCAGAAGCAGCAATATTTAAATAATCTACAAACAAAATATCTGGTTTAAATGATTTCTTTAATGCCAATTCATTCAATAAGTTTTTAAAATGTCCTGTGTGTGCTGAAGCAGTAGGATATTCTTTAATGATTAATTTACCTGTTGTCTTACTTTGTAATTTGTTTATCTTTGTTTCATACATTTGATATGGTAATTCTTCCAAATCACTCATACCCACATTTAAAAGATTGGCGTCTATTCTTTCAGCAATTCTTTCTTCTGCCATTTCTAATGTGATATACAATACATTTTTACCTTGCAATAAAATGGATGAAGCAAGGTGTGTCATAAACATTGTCTTACCAACACCAGTACCTGCCAAACATATATTCAAGGTTTTGGAGGGAATCCCACCTCTGGTTATCTTATTGAAAAAATCTAAATCTAATTCTAATCGCTCTTCTTTTCTTTTATAAAAATCATATCGTTCTTTTGTTTCTGTAAGATAATCGTGACCAATCTTTTGGTCAAATGAAACTGATAATGCTTGAGATAACATTTCTGGAAGATATTCTGGACTATGTTCTTTATCTTTACCATCAAGTATTTGAATACCCCCAAGTATTGCATTATGTATTGCTCTATCTTTACAAAACTTTTCTGTTGTTTCTACCAACCATTTCTGGTCAATTGGTTCTTTATTTAATGTGCCTAGAATATCTGTGATAGTTTTATATTCAGTTTCATTAACATCTTTTCTGTTGTTTAACTCAATAGACAATGCTTCTTTTGTTGGAAGATTATTATACTTGGTAATAAAATGATATATTTCCCTGAATAATACTTTATCAAATCTTTCCGTAAAATATTCCTCTTTTAAAAAAGGTAATACTTTTCTGGCATACTCATCATTATGGATAAGATTTTTAAGTGTTGTTCGCTCTATTCTTTCCATCTTCTTTCAATTTCTCATCCAATAACACAACTAATACATCACCAATATGATTAATAAATTCTTGGCTATCTGTATCTGCTTCAATATTATTTTCTATAACTGTATAATCAAACTTCATTGGTAAAGTTCCATCAGGTTGCTTTTCTGACTCTGGTGCAAATGCAACATTACCATATTTGTATGTAATGCTCGCATAAGGTCCACTAATCAATTTGATTGCTGTAAAATCCTCTCCTGGCTTTTCGACATAGACAAAATCTTCTCGGTGCTTAGGACTGGTCGTCTTGTGTTTCTTGGGGTATTTCAATTACATCTCCATATTTAAATTCTTTTTTACAAGCAACTTCATCTATTTGTTTCAAGATATCTTTTGTAAAATATTTCGCTGGGTCATTATTAATGGTCTTGCCAAATGTTTTTGAACCATCAGGCAATTCTATTCTAGTGGATACTTGTTTAAATATATTATACTTTAAAGCTAAATCTAATAGACCATAGTATCTATCTAAACCTTTGTCATATGTTAAACGAACATCTACTAATGCATTTTCTCTTGTTAATCTGGATTTGTAATTCTTGCAATGGATAATGTTGCCAATGATTTCTGTTCCATCTTTTTCTTTTCGTCTGGACAAATAGACAATGGAACTAGCCGCATATTTGAGACCAGAACCACCGCCCATTTCTTTTTTAGGGAACATACTACCGACAACATCATAAGTGTGGTTAGTTATTATAAGGGGAACTTTTGCTTTTCCTAATTTTAATGTTAAAACTCTAAAGGCAGCTTTTACTATTTGTGCCCTTGTCATATCTTTAGTTTCTTTTCCTGCCTGTGTATCTTCCATTTCTTTCGTGGTCGATAACATACCTAAACTATCTAATATCAATAGTAATGGTTTTCTTTCAGAAGGAT